TCCGGACGATCCGCCCGTCGACCAGCTCCTACCGGAGCGCCGGGCCGTGCCTCTCGGTCCCCGACCTGGCCGCGCTGGCGGGCATCCACTGGACCGCGCTCTATCGCCTCGAAGCCGGCGAGCGGACGCCCAAGGCGGCGACGGTGCGCGCGCTGTGCATCGCACTCGCCGCGACGCCGGAGGAACGAGCCGCGCTATTTTTCGCGGCTGGCTTTGTGGACACGGAGGCGGGACGATGAGCACGAGAGTTCGCGCCGCCCTCAACCTCATCACCCTCGCGGCGGTCGGCTACCCCGTGCCCCTGAACGACCTCCTCCATGCGTTCTCGATCATCGCTTCGGAGGCACAGCGGTGCGCGACACGATGATCAACATACCGCATACGTACGCGGTTTTTGGTACAATTGGAGCAACACAAGAGAGTGCCGGGCGCTGCGCTAACAGCCCCGGCGTGGCCGTACGACGGGAAAGGTCGCACAGCGTGAGCACTTTATCCCCCTACGTTCGTCGTAGCAAGTTCATCCGGACCACGCCCCAGCAGATTGAGGAGGCGTGCGCGACCTGTGGTCGGTTGCTCTACCTCACCCCATCTCTGTTGAGAGGGGCGAAGGGGCACTACTGCAATAGCGCGTGCTACGGGTCGTCGGCGGTCCGGGATGCGGAACAGCGATTCTGGGAGAAGGTCGACAAACGGGCCGATGGGTGCTGGCTCTGGACGGGGTCGAAGCAGACCGCCGGCTACGGCACGTTCAACACTGGTCGCGTTGGCCCGGCGACGTCTCGCTACGTGGGCGCCCACCGATTCAGTTACGAGCTGGCGAACGGACCGATTCCCGATGGTCTGCATCTCGATCACCTGTGTCGTACGCCGGCGTGTGTTAACCCCGACCACCTGGAGGCGGTCACGCCGACCATCAACGCGCACCGCGGGGACTCTCCCATGATGCTGGTCCGCCGATCGGGCATGTGTATCAACGGACACACCGTCACGCCGGAGAACGTCGCTTACCGCAAAGACGGCAGGGGCCACTATTGCCGCGTATGCCGCCGCGAACGCCGGGCGGGGCTTCGATGACGACCACAAGTACCGTTCGTCCCCTGACAGAGGCACAGATCCAAAAAGGCCTTGTGCAGGCCGTCGAGACGCTAGGCGGCAAGGCCTACGCGACCCGCTACAGCATCGGTAGTCCAGCGGGTTTTCCAGACGTGACCGCCGCCTTCCCGGATGGCCGCGTCCTCTTCCTCGAAATCAAGGGACCCAAAGGCGTCGTCAGCCCCGCGCAGATCGAATGGTTGGAGTGCCTCGGCGGCTCGCGGGCGTGGGTTGTGTGGCCGACCGAGGAGCATGCGCGATCAGGCGCCCGACGATGGCCCACGGTCCCGCATCTGACGTATGAGCAGACGCTGGAAGAGCTGGCCGACCCGCTGAACTGGAACCCCTACGTAAGCAAGGAGGCCACCCGATGACCATGACCGATCCGACTACCGGTGGCCCGGAGCCGACCGAGCCCGGCGCGACCGATAAGTCCGATAAGTCCGCACAGCACCCGGATAAGTCCGCTTTTGGCATTAGCGCGACCCCGACCGCAACTGCCTACCACCTGCCCGGCATCAACCCGGACGGCACCGTAAGCACGACCGTTACCTTTGCCGCCCCGGCCGCGCTGGTCGTGCCGGATGGGGCTCGCGTGTCGTCTGCGGAGCGTGAGGCGACGCTGGCGAAGTTCGGGTCCGACCTCGGGCAGATCAGCGAGATGGGCTACCACTTCACTGCCACACCGGAGGAGATCGCCGTTGTCTGGGACGAGCAGCAGATCGAGATGGTCAAGCGGCTGATCGAAGAGTCGGCATCGTGAGCGCCGGGTGGGACGCGGCGGTTGAGCGGATCGAGCGGGCGCTCGCGATGGCGGGACGCCAACGGATTGACGTTCGCCGCCTCGACGACGGCGCCGAGTACGGCGGGTACATCTACCGGACCGGCGGATGGATCGTAGGATGCGACCCCTTCGATCTTTACCCGATGGTCATTGTCGACGACGGCACCGTCGACTTGGATGGGCGCTTTCTGACTCCCGACCACGAGCGCGTCGTCGCACTGGTGAGAGCCGTCCTCGCCGGCGGTTGGGCCGCCTCGATCGCCGAGCTGGGCGTCGTGCCAACCGTGGACGCGATGCTGGCTGAGTGTGCGCGTCTGGGCTGGTGGACCATGATTGAGTCCTCCATCAACCGCGTGACGTGGTTCGCCCGCATTTGCCCGTGGGACGGTGATGCCTTCGACAAGGCCGCGTCCCGCAACACCCCCGCCGAAGCCCTCGCGGTCGCGCTCGTCCGGGGCGTGCTGGCCGGAGAGGGGGCAGGGTGAGCACACGCCACGGCGGCTCCGACCTCACGTGCCGACGCTGCGGCGTCAAGCTGGGCATGATCCGGCGCGGCGCCCTCGACCACTTCAAGACCGCGCCGGGCGTCGAGGTCCGGTACCTCGAGAACGGCGACCTGGAGCTCATCTGCCCGTGCGGGTTCGAGACGATCTTCCGGTGGGATCGCAAGGAGGCGGCGTGAGGGGCCATGCTACGATTGAGCAGAAGAGGATCGGTGGGGATACCGCCGGGTTGATGCGAGCGATCGCGTCCCCGGCGGTTTTGGCGTTAGGTGAGCATGACGGACGGCACCGAAGGCACCGCCCTAAAAAAGCAGGCCATCCTCGACATGATCGTCGAGGTGGGGCGCATCAAGCCTGCCTGCCGGAAAGCCAAGCTGCCGTTCCGAACCTACTACAACTGGCGGCGAGATGACCCCGAGTTCAAGACCGCGTCCGACGTGGCCCGCTCGATCGGGATGGAAGCGTTGCTCGACGACTCCGAGGACTACCTGGTGACCCACGAGAGCCCGGTGTCGCGGATGTTTATGCTCAAGTCCCACCGCCGCCCGATCTACGGCGACAAGCAGGAGACGACGCTGACCGGCGAGAACGGCGGGCCGCTGGTGATCCACTTCTCTCAACGATCAGACGGCCCCGCTTAGGTGGTCGCCCAGACGCTCAACCAACCGACCGAGCTGCGGCTCTTCCCGCGTCAGATGCGCTTTGTCCGTAGCGCCGCGCCCTATCCGGCCTACGTCGGGGGGATCGGTTCGGGGAAGAGCTTTGCCGGCGGGGCCAAGGTGATCTCCCGACTGGGACGCAAGCAGGTCGGCGCCATCTTCGCACCGACGTACCCGATGCTCCGCGACTCAACCCTGCTCGGATTCTTCGAGTTGCTGGACATGCTCAACGTCCCCTACGACTACCTCAAGGGCGAGAAGACGATCACGTTTCCCAACGGTCACATCATCCTGTGCCGGTCGTTGGACGACCCAGACAAGGCGCGCGGGCCGAACCTGAACTATGCATGGGTCGACGAGGCGGGCTACGTCTCGGCGAAAGGCTGGGATGTGGTCAAGGGGCGTGTGCGCGTTGGCGACGACTACCAGGCATGGATCACGTCAACCCCCAAGGGCCGCAACTGGCTTTGGAGCGAGTGGGAGCGTGACGCGACCGGCAACGAGTTCGACCCGACACACCCGTTGTGGCGAGTTCGCACCGAGGAAAACCCAGAGCTCCCCAAGGGCTATGCCGAAGGGCTCGGCTACACCGACACGTTCGCCGCGCAGGAGCTGGGCGGGGAGTTCGTCGCGTTCGAGGGGCTGGTCTATCCGGGATTCACCCGCGACAAGGTTCAACGGGTCGACACGACGGGGTGGGGGACGGTGCTGGGTCTCGACCTCGGCACACGCAACCCGACGGCCTTGCTCGTCGTCCGCTACGCCGGCGATCGCCGCCACTACGAGGCCGAGCACTACGAGCGGGGCATGTCGTCCGACAGCATCACCGACCTCGCGCTATCCGCCGTCGCCCGCTACCAGCCCGAGTACATCGTCGTCGACCCCTCGGCGGCGGGCCTCATCAAGTCGCTGACCGAGCGCCACATCCGGGTCCGCAAGGCGGTAAACGACGTCAAGGTCGGCATCGCCACGCTCACGTCCGTCATCCCCGACCTTACCGTCGACCCGTCCTGCGTCAACATGATCCAGGAGTTCGAGAGCTACCGCTATCCTGACGGCACACGCGGCAACAGCGACAGCCCGGTCAAGGAGAACGATCACCTGGCCGACTGCGCCCGCTACGTCGAGATGGAGCTGAGCGCGCCAAAGAAACGATGGGGGCTCGCATGACGGAGTACCGCGCCTTCTACGGACCCGTCGACCTCGGCGAGCGGCCCAGGTACGGCGTCTCCGACGACCAGTGGGAGACGTTCTGCCTTTACGTCCGGGGAACCGAGACGATGGCCGAGATCGGTACGTCCCTGGGCGTGAGCAAGTCGGCGGTCAGCCAGACGATTCAGAAGGCGCATCGCCGTCTGGTAGGCCAGGGGCGATCCAGCGCACCGAACGCCTACACCCGAGCACGTAACCACCATCGCGCAAACGGGGAAGGCATGATCTGATGACCGCACTCGACACCATCCGCAAGCTCGTCGCGTGGGACACCGGCATCGGCAGCGGCGTCCAGGTCCGCGGCGCGCAGCCGTTCGCTGGCCCCGCCCCGTCCAGCCACGCCGACCTGTTCACCCGCGTCCCCGCCGCCGACTGGGCCATCACCGGCGACACGGTCCGCCTCCAGGCCGCGGCCCGGCTGTGCGTGACCGTCTACGCCTGCGCGACCTACCTGGCCGACGCCGTCGCCGAGTCGCCGTTGCGCGTCTACCGCGTCGTCGACGGCGAGCTGGAGGAGGACGCCGGCCACCGCGCCCGCGCCCTGATCGCGCAGCCCAACCCCTACATGTCCGAGGCCGAGCTCATGACGCTCACGGTCATGACGATGGCGTTCACCGGCTACGCCGTGATCGAGAAGGTGCGAAGCAACGCCGGTCTCCCCGTTGAGTTGTGGCCGCTTCGCCCCGACTGGCTGACGCACGAGCGGGCGGGGGACGGCGCGTCCCGCTGGGTCTATCGCGTGCCCGGCATCGAGCCGCGCATCGTTGACCGTGACGACCTCCTCATCGTGCCCTACCGCCACGACGACCGACAGGAGCGCCTCGGCGTCTCCCCCCTCCACGTCGCCGCCCGTGAGGTCGGGATCGACTCCAGCCTGACCGACCTGCTCAAAATCTTCCTCGACGGCGGCGGCATCCCCCCGTTCATGATCGAGGTGCCCGACGCCTTGCCAGACCAGGCGGACCTCGACGTGTTCCGGCTCAAGTGGGATCAGCAGTACGGCGGCAGCAAGGCGTACGGGCGGCCGGGGCTGCTCTACGGCGGCATGAAGGTCCAGAAGGTGGGCGACGGCATCAACGACATGGCGTGGCCCGACCTGCGCGGCCTCACCGAGATGAAGATCGCCCAGGCGTTCCGGGTGCCCGCCGACCTGATCGAGGCGCGCGACTCCATGAAGTCGGGCAGCCTGACGACGACCGAAGCCAACGGGGCAATGGCGAAGCTCCAACGCTTCGGCGCCGCCCCGCTCCGCACCCGGATCGACGGCGCGTTCACCCGTGGGCTGCTGGCCGACTTCACCGGCGGCGACCCCACCTTCACGATCGAGTTCGACACCAGCGCCGTCCTCAGCCTGCAAGAGGACACCGACGCCCTGCACACGCGGGTTCGCGCCGACTACCAGGCGGGCATCCTGACGCTTAACGAGGCGCGGGTCGAGACGCAGCGGCCCGACCTTGGCGTCGACGGCGACGTGTTCGCCGTGCCGTTCTCCCTCACGTTCATGCGGGCCAGGGAGTTGGCCGTCTCGGCCGATGCTCCGCTCCCCAAGGCGGCGATCCGTGGCCTCGGGTACTGGCACGAGTCTGGCGCGCACACCGATCTTCTAACGATTCCCGCCAACGCGCCTGTCTCCCCTGTTCGTGTCCGCCGCTACCGCGACACCAAGGCGCTCGACCCGGCCGCGTTAGAGCTGCGCGCCGCCACCATCCGCACCGCTCAGCGTGACCGGCAGCGGCTGACCGACGTCGGCACGCGCAAGCTGCGCGCATTCTTCAAGGCCCAGGGCGCGAGGATGGTCGCCGGTCTGCCGGGCAAGACGACGGACGGCGCCGAGGCGAAGGACGCGATGCGCGACTGGGGCGACGAGGAGGAGCGGCTTCGCGCCGTCCTCACCCCCCTCCACGACCAGAGCGGCAAGGCGGCGTACGGGGCAGCGGCGGACCTGATCGGGGTAGAGCTCGACTGGTCGCTGGCGAACCCGAACATCCGGCGCGTCATGGAGGAGCTCGGCCTGCGGATCGTGGACATCTCCGAGACGACCCGGCAGGACGTGATTCGCGTGGTCACGGCAGGGGCCGATGAGGGACTCGGCGTCGACGACATCGCGAATCGCCTGACAGACCTCTTCGAGCAGACGTACAAGGGCCGGGCCGAGACGGTGGCACGGACCGAGACGATGACGAGCTACAACCTGGCGTCCACGCTGGGGTATCAGGAGTCGGGCGTCGTCGACGCGGTTGAGTTGCTCGACAATGCGGACCACGTAGAATCGTACGGTGCCTCGGACGGCCTCACCTGTGCCGAGCGGGATGGGCTTATCGTCAACCTGGCCGACGTCGGCCGTCATGTCGAGGCCGAGCATCCGAACGGTTCCATGGCGATTGCGCCCATCCTGTTCACACCGCTGGGGGAGTAGATGACGGACCCTGTCGAGCAGCGCGTCGGCAATCTGGCGCTCAACGCCGTGACCAAGGCCATGTGTGATACCCACCCCATGGCTTGGGACTTGACCCCCGAGCAACGACGGGTCATGGTGCCGACGTTCGTGCGAAAAACATCCGACGCGTGGCTGCTCACGATACCCGGCCTCGGCCACAAGAGCCTCGCCAAGCTGCGCGCCGAGTGGCCCTACGCTCAGCCCCTGCCAGCCAAGGGGGAATGACGCCCTAGCCGTCATGCTGTAGAGTGGACAGCGTACAGACGCAGAGTGATCGGTGGGGATACCGCCGGGATGTTGCCGCAAGGCACGCCCGGCGGTTTCTGTTTACCCAAGGCGGCACGATGGACGAGACCAGGGCGGCACTCCAGGCGATCGAGGAACGGCGCAGCGCGCCGGACTCCGCCGTGCTGACCAAGGATCTCGACCCGGCCCCCCTCACCAAGGCGGACGGCGAGACGGGGATCATCTCCGGCTACGACTCCAAGTGGTGGGTCGTCGACTCCTACGGCGAGTGCACCGCTCCCGGCTGCTTCGCCGTCTCGATCCGGGACCGCGGCCCGAAGGCGGCGACGCCCCGGATCGTCCTGCGCTACGAGCACGCTGACACCATCGGCACGTACCGCGCGATGGAAGAGGACGGCGACGGGCTCGTCTCCGAGGCGCACGCCTCGGACGACGGCATGTTCGGCACGGTCGTCCGGCGCCACCTGGCCGACGGCGTCCCCTACGGCAAGTCGATCGGCTTCCGGCGCGTGCAGCAGCGGGCGGCCACCGAGGCGGACCCGCTCGACTTCAGCTCGGCCCCCGGCTACATCCAATCGCTGGCCGCGGAGTCGCTCGACAACCTGATCGTCCTGACCGAGGTCAAGCTCCTCGAGTCGTCCGTCGTCACCTTCCCGGCCGTCGACACCGCCCTCGTCACCAACTACCGGAGCGTGCTGGACCTCACGCAA